GGTGTATTTGGGACTGCCTGGGTGAGTCCGTTCCAATTGTCGAGAGCGGTGCTTTTTTGCCAGAATGCCAGCTCGGAGGCATGTACATGCGTAAGTGTTTCGCCGCGACCGATAGATTCTCCGCCAGCCGTTGCAACGACAAAACTACTGTCAAGAACATCAAAATTCATTTCCCTTCTACTTGAGTATTTAGTGTGTGGTTTTAAGATATCAGGGCAATGCTCATGAAATCGTTTGGTCATGTCAAACAGTGCCCTGGTACTGTCAGCATGGTGCGTAATGACCATAGCTTTACTGGCTGCGCGTTGGCTTACTGAAAAGTATAGATAGCCACCAGTGTAGGTACTTAAACCTTGCTGCCGAGCCTTTAAGATTATTATTCTGACTTTGCCTTCGGCTGCTAATTGATCAGTGACGGCTCTGTCCAAGATTTTCTGTGCTGAGTTAAGTTTTAATGGAGCGATGTCTCCCGCCTTGGTTCTGATCTTTAGCGAAGCTTTGGAATAGAACCCAAACTCAGTCAGTAGGCGTTTCCGTATCTGTTTCAATTGTTTCGTTTTGCTCATCACTAGTCTCATCCTCGATCAGTAAAGAGGCCAGGAAATCTTCAGCCGCATGAATTGACACATCTGATTTTGCTGCTGGCTTTGACTTGGTGAAGTCTAAAACCAGACGAGCGGCTGCTAGACGCTCTCGAGTCTCGCCAACCAGGCGCATTACTTCGACTGCGGTGAACAAAGCTTCCTTTTGGTACTCGTCTTCAATATCGTATTTCTCTGACATGATTTCAGTTATCCTTTTTGCATCTATCTTGGCCTTAGCCTGGATAGGAGCGATTGATTCTTTAGTATGGCCGTCACTTACACCGATGGGCCTCCCACCATTCACCTTAGGTTTATTTGACCACTGCCTTCTTAGTTCGCGGCCCTCGGGTGTCTCCATTAGAGTCGAGAAATAATGCCTCTTGGGGGCTCTTTGTGGACACACTTTTGGCTTTGGTGGGGCTTTTTTTCTTTGCTTGCGCGGGGGCGTTTCCATGTAATTCTCTCTCAATGATTTCAGAAATAGCGGCACGACTACCTTTGGAGTTATGGCAGAAAATATCCAGCGGTACATCAAACATTAACTCGGTGAGCATGGTTTGACGCTGGTCTGCGTTGAGTAGTTGAGTGGTTTTTATTTGTTCGACTTGAGAAAGGATTTCTAGGATATCTTTTACAGTTGCTTTCATCGGATAACTCTCCTTATTCGACTATGCGGTGAGTGCCCCAGGTTCTGGGGTAAGAGCCCCAGGGTTATTTTTCTCTTCTTCTTCATCATCCATAGCAGCAATGCCCGACATGATTATGGCCAGGATAGTTGCTATAGGGTTGGCGTGGAAAGAGACTGGGATTTTAGATGTATTAAAGTGGCCTCGGATTAACTTTGCAGTTTCTGGGGCTACCTTTTTCATCAAGGTTGGATTCATTACATATAGGATGACAGGGTCTACGGAAAACTCAGCGTTGTTACGCTTGTACTTTATGTAGTCTGGACTTCCCTTGTAATGAGCCTCGTATATCTTACGGTGTACCTTTAGACGCTTTGCGGTACTTTCAGTGGAAGCACCTTCGGCTTTCATATCATCGAGAAACTGCTTTTCCCATTTGATGGGAGAGTCTCTTAGAAACGAAGTGCCCAGCTCAGGAGCATTCTCAAAGAAGACTTCAGTTTGATCCTGGATAGTCTCGATTTCAGCACGGATCTTCTTGGCTCTTTCCAAAGTTTTCTTGTTGAAGTCATTGGGCTGCGCGAGAGCATTAGCCAACTGTTGAGTGATTTCTGCTCGAAGGCTGTTGTTGTTGGCTAACGTACTGCCGTCACTATCTGGATGCAGATTACTCATCCTGTTAAACCCAACTTTGCCTAAAAAGTTACTAGGGTTCCTAGATTCTAAAGCATGGCCGATGTTTTCATGGACCATTGTCATCAGGAAATCCAAATTGGTAATGGGTAGCCCGTTAGCGTCCGCAGCACCAGCAGCGAGAACCTTGGCTACTCCGGTAGAGTTCCCCAAGTCTATAAAATTACCAATGCTTGTGTCTTTAGGATTTTTACCAGAGGCGGCCTGATAATCTGAACGATTGTCGAAAACCATAGGCATTACATTGAGGACTTCGGCGATCTGGATAATGTCGGCTTCGCTACTGACACCTTTCTCGAACTTACTGCCAGGCTTACCGATGGCTACTTCGAGAATCTCCTGAGCCTTGTCCATGTGATTCTTGACTTGAACCACTGTGGGTTTAGCCATCTTGGGGATTACATCGGGCTTCCCGAATGGGAGGTCCAGTTGTGCGGAGTCTACTTGGTTAAGGACCCCGCCTTGATTTTGCTGGAATTCGGACTGTCGGGTGACATTGGGGTCACGTTCTTCGCCATTCCTTTGAAGAATGCTTTCTGAGCCGTCAGCTCCTTTTCCGAAACTGTGGATTTTTTCATCGAGTTTTTCACGGTTGACTCCTTCTGCTTCATACCACGGGTATCCTTGTTTGTAATCACTTACCTTAAAGCCTTTTGGCACTATACCGGAACGAGGCTTTTGAATATCTTTTTGAAATAGAGGCCATGATTCTAAAGTAAATGTGTAAGGTTTTCCAGTACTGTCCGAGTATGAGATATAGGGAACACCCTGTGAATCTCTGGCATAAAACGAACCGTAACTATACCTGTGCATACGCCCTTCAGGAGCGCCAAGGTCAGCATACGCTTCAAGAGGATTTCCGCTGATACTTTCATCGTACACGCCCTGCATTGTAGGATGAGCAACGACCTGTCCTGAGTCTCTTACCCAGCTTTCCCAGTGGTACCTACCGACAGATGCATCTTCAGGTCTGCCTAATGTTTCATAGAGCGCATCTATGCGGTTTAAGAGTCCTTTTTCTAAGGCTTCATACCTCGCAAGTCCATGTGGCCCAGAGAATAAATCTGCGATATCATCATAAATAAGTTTCCCGTACTTTGACGCATCCCACATACTGTTTATCTGTATTCTATCGAGTACAACCACATCTGTCCTGCCCATCATAAGAAGCATAAATGACAGGACTTTGTTTGCTATACCTACGCCATCAGCAAGCCCGTAAAAGGCTCTTCGAATGTCTGCTGAAGGAATGCTAGGGTCTGAAATCATTTCATGCAAGTGTTCTAGCCCTGAGCGTCCATCAGGCTGTTTTACAGACATCTTTTTTAGGAATGTGTCACCAAATGAATTTAGGTTGCTTGTGCCTGGCTTACCAAAGGACCCTTTAGGAATAACTCCTGCGGCCCATTTTTTGTACTCTGCTACATCAGCGTCTGTCCAAGGACGTTCAACAGCCCTAGAAATAAATTCACTCATTCTGCCATCCATTATGGCATCTACGAATCCCGCTTCTTGATTCACTGCGGATAACATCCTAGACATTATTCCCCAGGCCATTAATTTCCCGGTAGTATCTACGGTTGCTGTGCCGTCCGCATATATTGTTTTCATGCCTTCGACGGTCTCAAACCCCTGACGAGCCGCGTCTAGCTGCGCTCCGCTTAACTGCCCGTGCCGAGCTGCCCACTTGTCTGTGTCATTGACTAGATCAATCAGCCCAGAGGGCGGGGCAGGGGTCTCATTGTCACCCATTAGGTCGCGTTCAAAATCTAGCCATGCAGCATTGCTTAAAAGAGAGTCTTCATGTCGATCACTTAACTCGCGCATTGCAGAATCAACGGTTTGGAAATTCTTTACGTTGAGGGTTTTTACAAATGCGGATTTCCCTCTAACAGGACCCTCAGAATCTTGAGTGTAAATTCTCTGTATGCCGTTTTTTGTCCCTTCGCGCTCTAAAACAGGAGCAGCCAGACCACGCGAATCCATAGGCTCACTTAGGTCCTGGACTTCGTCCTGGGCAGAAAGAACCTGCTGCTTAGACTCCTGCTGCTGAACGACTCGCTCCATGTACGGACCAAGGTACTGATCGATAGCGGCTGCATCGACGTTTTTCTCTTGGAGCCGTGCATACATGCTTTCGAGGGTAGCAACCGGGTTTATACCTAAGTCTAACTGAAGGTCTTGGAGAGCCTTAAGTAAAAGAGCCTTGTCCACCTTAGCAACTTTGGTGTCTGCATTTAGCTCATCGGTAATTGCGGCTGCGGCCTTACGATTATTCTCAATGCCACGCTGGTAGTTTTCTTCTTGGCGGCTCAGTTTAACCTGGGCACCTTGCTGTGCCATACCGCGTTCGCGCTCTATCCAAAACTGTGGGTCTGGGTTTATTCGTGGCTTTAGGATTCGTATTAGACGAGTCAGGTTAGGGACTGTACCGCCACGGACTATTGACTGTTGAGCCGCTATAGCTGCGTCAACCAGTTGAGGATTTGGGTCTGTCTCAATAACCTGGTCAAGCAGATCCATCAACTGCTCGGTGTCCAAACCTAGTACCGATGACAGTGTGCCTTCAGGACCTCCGGCAGCAGGCATACCGCCCTGATTGTATATACGTTCGTCAAGGTCTGCATCGTCTTGAACCTGCTGTGCGGTCTGTGCTTCTTGTTGAGCTTGGGCTTCTTGGGCTTCGCGTTCAGCTGCCTCTTGTGTCGCAATGTTTTCCATTCGTAGACTTGGTCCGGTAGGCCCAGGCATTCCCGGCTGGCCACGATTCTTTTTGACAAACCTGTCAACGACTGACCGCCTTCCGGTAACCTTGTCTATCATACGCCCTGTGCCCTGAACGGCTGCTTGGGCAAGCAGTGAAGTACCACCAGTAGATATGGCTGCGCTTCCAGAAACTAGAGGGCGCAGTAGGCGCTCTGTTGCAACAGCACCCTTGTCGTAACCAATTCCACCACCCAAAGGAGCGAACTGGTCTGTAATTTTAGACACACCGCCCTGGTACCCATCGTTGTGCAGCTGGGTAAGTTGGTTGAGCTGGCGCAGTACCATAAGTGCATCCTGGCCTTCCCGTGTATCGCCTGCCAGTGATTCGAGGGCTGCCATCTCTTGAGCGCCTACGGTGCTTTTTGTTTTATTGCGGCCTTCTCGATAGGCTGACGCTGCTAGTATTTTTTCAGAGACCTCAGACAGGGTGTCTTGGTCTGTTACAGCTACTCTAGACTTCAAATCCTTGAACAGCTGCTTCAGTTGCTCAGTGTATTGGATGTGAGCCTTGTCTACAGTTTCACGGGCTCCTTGGGATGACATTTTGTCGATATCTGTGAGGTCATATCCATTTGCTTTTGAAATCTCAGCCAAACGCTGTGCGAAAGATGCCGCAGCTTGTTGATCAGCTGGAGATCCGCTATTACTGCCGGAGACTAAATTAGTAGCGGCTCCTATAGTGCCTATGCCGCCCTGTGCAGCTACCGATGTAGTGCCGCCTAATACGGCTGCTTCTAAGGCTCTGTCACCCAGTTCCTGCGGAGTGTACTCACCACCTCTGATGGCGGCTGAACCTATTGAGAGGCCCTCCTGGGCAGTCTCAGTAGCCGCCTCAATACCAGTCTTTTTAAGAACACTTGCTGCCGCGTCTGCAAAGCCTTTTTGTGCTAATTCTTCGCTAACTTGCTCTGCCGTCATTTTCATCAGACGGTCTTTTGGAATTACTTTACCTGCACCAAATTTGTCAAGGAAGCCTATCAAAGCGCCTACACCAAGAGCCAATTTCGCGTCATAATCACCCGTTTTTTCTTCTTGCTCAAACGCAGACTCACCTGCACCCATTGTTACTGCACCGACTGTGGTTACACCACCAATAAGAGCAGCCAGAGGCATGGAAAACGGAGCAGTTACCGCAGCGGCTGCACTACCAATTAAGGCTGCGCCAGCTGGGCCTGCGTTCTCCGCTGTTTTCTCTGCCGCCCAGCCAATTGCTGACCCTAGACCATCTTCGTTGTAGGTCTCTCTCAGGCTCTTGTTGTAGGTAGGCTGATAGCCTCCAGCAGCTATATCTTTATCCTGCTGTTCAACTACTTGAGCGCCATATTGAGTCAACGCATCGGAGCCAAAGACCTGTCCTCCAGCTTCAATACCTTTACCAAGCATTTTTTGCGCCTGGTCAACTGAGTAGCCTAGCGCACCGTCTTTAGTGTCAGCCTTGTCCGATGCAACTTTTGCCTGGTAGGCAGCCATCGGGGTAACTGGTTGCTGTGACTGCTGCTGGGGCTGCTGTGCGGTCCACTGGGATTTGTAAAGGTCATCAAGCGTCTGCGCTTCTTCGTAGCTGCCTTTCTTAAAGGCATTCTGTGCCGCTGCCTTAATCTCATCTAAAGTGTATTGTGCAGGCATAGGGGGAGTCTCGTATTTTATTTTATGTTGTTCGTCATTGCGTCTGTTTGAGCTTGAGTCAATGCGGAAGGTGCCGTTGCAGATTGGCCAGACGGGCTAGTAGGTACATAGCCTGTAAAACCAATCTCAGCGGTAGCCGAAATCTGAACGCCATCCGAAATTCTTTGATTGATCTGTTTGAGGTAGGCTGATCGTTTAGTGAGCCAGGCGATCCATACGCTTTCTTGGTCAGTCATTTTAGGAACGCCAGATTTGAACAGGGCCATTTCTTTGTCGGATATGGCACCCGAGGTCTTCGCAGTCTGCAATAGGGTGTCGCTGATAATGATGTCTTTGATGCGATATCTAAATGCTTCTCGCTCTGGATCACCGTTGCCAATTCCTTGGCTATCTTTTGCGGACTGTACAGTAGAATCTAGAAGGCCAGTTACGCTGTCCCCATACTTTATGAAATCTTGTATGGCTTGGTCATACTTCACTTGAGTGTCGTACATGTTCTCGATTTCGGCTTGCTTTTCTAGAGCGGCAGCATTGGGAACTTTTCTTGCATTTGCCTGCTCTCTGGCTAATTCGTCCTCACGCATCATGCGAGTCTGGTCTCGCTCTATATTCTTTATTTCACCAACCGTTGTACCCATCGCGCCTACCTGCGCCATTCCACCTTTGGAACCCGCAGACATGATGTTGCCTCCGTACCTGCCCATCTTCTCACCGAAGGACATCTCGTACCCAGGGAGACCAGGAGTTTTCGGATGCTCTGCGCCAGGCATTTGGGTGCCGTCAGGCATGGTGTGGGAGGGACCTCCTGGAGCTGCTAAAATAGGCTCTGGGACTACTTCTTCTTGTTCAGTTTGTGCAGCTATATCTGCGTCTATTTGATCCATCTCATACTGCGTCATCTGGCCAGACAAGATACCATTCTCTGGTGGTACAGGTCCGCTAGGGGCATCATCTTGCGCCAGTATCCCACCTGGAGGTACTGGGGCTGGACGCATGGGAATCAATTGGCCATTGTTGTCTCTTTTAGGAGCCTGCTGCGAATCCATTGCCCACTGAGTCAGTGGACCTTTGCCAATATTTAATGAGTCAGAGTAATCTTGTTTCCAGGAACTTGTTTGAGGAGAGACTTGAAGGTCATTGCTTTTTTGATATCCAAAAGGGATCGAATCACCGTTGGATATATGCATATCCCTAATCTTTTGGCGTTCAATATTTTTTTGACGGTTTGCAGCGTCCCTTGCTGATAGTGAATCTAAATAGCTCATTATTAATTACCTCCCGCTTGTGCCATTTGTAAAGCGTGTGCCCTTGCCTTGTCACCACTCAAGTCATTGCCCATACCATAGCCGGATTGGAATCCACCAATAGTACTCATCATAGTATTAGGCTTCTCAACTGCTTCCATCGCCGTCGAGTCGTAGTCCGCATTGTTCAATATTCCCCTCTGATATTTAATATTCTGATCAAGAGCAAAATCACGATTGCGGTTGTAGTAATCTCGGTTATCGTTAAGGGCACCTTGCTCAAAATTACGGAAATTATTACCTGCACCAACCATCATATTTCCTGCCTGATTGATACCCTGCATACCCGCGCCAAAGCCTTGGTAGAGTCCCTGATTAGCTGACATAGCATCTCTAAATTGATTCTCTTGCATGCCCAGGTGACGCTGCATCTGCTGGTCATTGATCGAGGCAGACATGTCGGCGTAGCGATCTTGAAATCCACGTTGGGCAACAGCGTCTGCCATACCCGCACGGGATGAATTCATGTTGCCCTGGGAGCTTGCGGTGCGATTGATGCCAGGCAAGGTCTGCTCATTTAGCTGTCGGCTTGGATCGCGCATAGCGGCATCGATCAGAGGCTGAGAAGTACCTAATGCATAGTCTTGAGCTGCGCCCATTCGGTCTTGGCTAGACCTGTCGTACAAGTCCTGGTAGTTATTCGCAAAACCTGCGGATGCATTGGCTATACCGAAGGCATTTGCGCCCTGGGCAGCGCCAGAGTCACCCATGAAATTATTACCTTGGCGAGAATATGGGTCCATATCGGCGTAGGTCTTGCCTTTGTATGTGCCTTGTTCCAACGAGCTGTTCAGAGCGTCTTCGGACCGATCATAGGATCGCTGAATGTATGGCTCCGAAAAATTGTAAGAACGCATGTGGTTCTCGCGCTGCTCCTGAATGGCTGCACGTTGCTCTTTGGCAGATTTCCTACCTTGAATAGCGCCATTGATTGCCATTGCGCCTGAAACTATTGATGCTGCTCCCATGATTAACCTCTTAAAGTGGGTCTATAATGTAGATTTCGCGTCCGATACCATCTGTACATTCGGCGATGATTAATTTTTCAAATCCCATCATTTTCAGAAACTTGAGATGCTTAACGCCGCCTTCTAAGACAGCAATTAGGGGGGATTCTCGAATAGACAAAAGAAGACGAAGGTCAGCCAGGAGTTGTTTTTTTATTTCCCGGGTGTACCGATAGACATCGCAGTGGATGACCGTGTGTTCGCCTAGAGTTTCAAATTTTACTTGGTAGTCTTGGCGTTCCATTACAGTTACTTTCATAATGGAATCCCAAGGAAGTTATGGCGGAGGAGTTGGCCAGACTATATCGTTTATCGATATGCAATCGGCATTGTTAGCGGGTACGTTGCGGAGGGATTGGCGGTAGGTAGCCCAAGCTGATTGAATGCCTACGTTAAAGCGTACATCTTGCATCTGAGTCCAGTCGGAATCGGCCAACATACCATCTCTAATAGTACGCATTTCTATGTCTACTTTTACTTTGTTTTGAGCAGCTATCACGGAATCTGCTTTAGAGACAGCAGCGCCATCGACAATCTCATACAGTTGGGAGTTGTAGTGTCCAAGGACATAAGGTGCGTTAAGGTCGGCATCGGCTTGAAGACCACTTTGATGACTTGTGATAACCCCTGTACTTTCGTCATAGCAGCTATAATTTAGTATGCTCATTTGAACCTTCTTAAAATAATGAAGTCAGCTTTTTGTGAAGGGTTATTTGTGTTAGCTAAATTAGTGTAATTTACGGTGATTACTCTGTTGCCAGAAGAAACGTCCTTTGAACCCAACAGCAAATGGTTAGCCAAAGCTGGACTACCTTGCGCGTTTAAAGAATCTTGAGTAGTACCGTCAATAGTTAAGTTGAGGGAAACTGTTGCAGATGACCCACCCCCAAATACACCAGCTTTACAAATGACTGTAATCGTACCCGCTATGGGCATACTTACAGTAGTAGAAAAAGTCTTATTTGATAAACCTGACTGTACATTATGTTTGGCAAAAGTGGACACTGATACAGCATTATTTTGAATCTTCAGCGTAGACACACTTAAATCTTTTATGTGGGCCGCGTCCATCGTCACATTGCCGCCAGTGATATCAAATACTTGCGTACCTGCTTCTCCAGAAGAATCTGAGGGGTCAATAATGGTGAACTTATCTGC